GGGAATTAGAGAAGCAATTGCGGGAAGTCTTTGGCTCGTGGTTTGCCCCTGATGGCGATGTTGTCACGGTCAAACGTACCCGCACCATGAGTGCTACCAATGTAACCTATTCGAGGGGAGACCAATATCAGAAAATAAAATTGTTAGAATTTAACCCCGCCTCTACCCATCATATCGCATCACGGTTGAAGCTCAAATATGGTTGGCAACCCCAGGAGTTCACCCCATCAGGCCAGCCCAAACTGGATGAAAGCATTCTATCCAAGCTGCCCTACCCAGAGGCCAAGCTGCTTTCTCGCTATATGATGCTCAACAAGCGCATCGGCCAAGTGGCAGAGGGTTCCCAAAGCTGGTTGAGACGGGAAGTCAATGGCCGCCTTCATGGCAGCGTCAACACCTTAGGCGCAGTGACGCGGCGGATGACGCATTCAAATCCTAACATTGCCCAAGTGCCAGCCAATGGCGCTCCTTTTGGTGAGGATTGCCGCGCCTTGTTCAAGGCCAGCGACGGCTATGTACTCGTTGGTTGTGATGCTGATGCTTTAGAGTTACGTTGCTTGGCTGGCTATATGGCAAAATATGACCAGGGAGCTTACATTAACACCATTTTAAAAGGCGACAAAGCCCTTGGCACAGATATGCATTCAGTCAATGCCCGCGCTTTAGGTCTTGAGCCCCAAGCTCTCTATCCGGTCGATAGCAAACAAGTGACTGGCCGTGACCTTGCAAAAGTTTATTTCTACGGCTTTCTTTATGGAGCAGGAGATGAGAAATTAGGCCAGATACTAGGCGCGACAGGCACTCAAAAGCAAATCACTACGAGAGGCAAACAAGCAAGGGCCTCTTTCCTAGCCGCCTTACCCGCGCTCAATGAGCTCATTATCAAAGTGCGGAAGAAAGCTATGCGTGGTTATCTCTTAAGCCTTGATGGATCCAAGCTCCATATTCGCTCACCTCATGCTGCCTTGAATACGCTTTTGCAATCGGCAGGGGCAATCATCATGAAGCAAGCTTTGGTTATCCTCGACCAGTCCTTGATTGAACAAGGTCTTGTTCCTGGTCATGACTACGAGTTTTGCGCCAATATTCATGATGAATGGCAGATAGATGTACGCCTAAACCATGCTGAGACGGTCGCCAGGCTAGCTGAGCAATCCATAGAAAAAGCTGGCGATGCTCTCAACTTTGCTTGCCCGCTCAAAGGCAACGCAGCCATTGGCCAGTGCTTGATGAATGGCAGATAGATGTACGCCTAAACCATGCTGAGACGGTCGCCAGGCTAGCTGAGCAATGGCCGCACCGTCAATATCAATCAACGATTAAGAACATACCAAACAGGGAGTCCACACCGTGACTATGAACTATTCTATTGCCGCTATTTTCTGGATGTATGCCTTGCTGAGAGAACATTTAGTCAACTCACTCAAGGCCAAAGATATAATAATGAATGGTACCAGCTCCACCCGCAAGACGGGGCGAACCTCATCGACCTCACCGCGACCAAGCTGGGAGTTTGAGTTGGATGAGGGTAGGCTAAAGGCACAGGTTTTGCTGCCAAGATGACACCATCACCCCCAACTGAATTTTGTTATGTCATCAGAAACCTTGAGCAAGATAAGTATCTAGCTCAGGCTTACTACCATATCCCTTGGACACGTTCACTCACCCGCGCCAAATTTTTTATCTCAAGGGGTGATGCGGATGCCGTCGCAGCCAATCGCGGCGGCGTTCCTGACCTCATCATGATGCGCCATGCTGATTGGGAAGATGTTGCTTTGGCTGAAGAAATTGAGGAGATGAACAATCATGACAACGCTGCTGATTGATGGTGATATTTTTATCTACAAGGCCGCACTTAGCGCCCAGACAGCGGTGGACTTTGGTGAGGGGCAATGGGGTTTAGCGGCAGATTTGCCGACAGCTACCACCCATTTTGATGATACCATTGCCCAGTTTCAAGCACAACTAGATGCCCACACCGTCGTTATTGCCCTTTCCGACAAGGGTAATTTTCGCAAACAAATCCTGCCCTCTTACAAATCCAACCGCAAGGATACGCAAAGGCCATTATTGCTTGAGCCTTTGCGCCAATATGCGCAGGAAAAATACTCATGCTTCATGCGTCCATCTTTAGAGGCGGATGATGTGCTTGGCATTCTGGCAACCAATCAAAAGGTCATCAAGGGACGCAAGGTGGTTGTGTCGACAGACAAGGATTTGCGCACCGTCCCCTGCACCTTATTCAATCCCGATAAAATGGACGAGCCAGAAGAGGTCAGTGAACAAAGGGCTGATTACAGCTTTCATGTTCAAATCTTGACGGGGGATGTCACGGATGGCTATGGCGGCTGCCCTCAAATAGGGGCTGTCAAAGCAGCCAAGCTTTTGTCTGGCCTCGCCCCTTGCGACTATTGGGATTGCATTATTGAGGCTTATGGCCGTGCTGAATTGGATGAGGAATATGCCCTCACCCAAGCACGCATGGCGCGTATCCTGCGCTCAACTGATTACAATTACAAAGAAAGGAAACCGATTTTATGGCAACCATCAAAGGCCCATTGATTATTGGACTTTATTCACCCGCCCCCCAATCTGGCAAATCTACTTTGGGGCGGTTCTTATCCCACCACTTTCACCTCCAACACCGCTCCTTTGCTTCCCCCATCAAGCATATTGTCCGTCACTTTCTATTCTCTCTGGACATTGAAGCGCACGTGGTCAACCACTTGATAGAAGAGTCCAAGAATACGCCCATTCCCAAAGCAGGTAACAAAACCGTGCGTGAGCTTTGCCAGACATTAGGTTTGGAATGGGGGCGAGAACTGATTGGTGAGGATTTATGGGTGAATGCGCTCATGGGCAGCTTACAGGGGGGCAATGGCTATGTCATTGATGATGTCCGGTTCCCTAATGAATATGCCGCCGTCAAGGCCAAAGGGGGTGAGATTTGGAAAATCATCCGCCCCGACACTGATGTCCTAATTGAGCACCCCTCTGAGGGATTGCTTGAAGGTTTACCTTTTGACCGTGTGCTCATCAATGATGGCACTGAATATCAACTTTATCATCAATTAATAAGGAGACATGATTGAATAATTATGATTTGAAACGCGGCGCACCGCCGCTTGATTTTGCCACAGTGGCATGGCTTGACAAGGCATATCCCCATCAACTGCCGACAATCAATATGAGCGAGCGCGAGATATGGATGAAGGTGGGGCAGCGGCAACTTGTCGAGCAACTTAAAACCATTCTTACCAAGCAAGCGCAAGGAGGCTCAATCAATGTGCATGTTTAAAAAACCGAAAATAGAACAGCCGCCCGTTATTGCCAAAGCCCCCGAGGCACCGGACAAACCCCCAGAACCTGTCGAAATCAAGAAGGACAAGACAGCCAGAACCCAGCGGCGCAAGAACCCTTTGAGGATTGATAGGGATTCTGGAAATGGTGGCAAACCGGCCTCGGGCGTGAGCGTATGAGTGGCTTAGCCAAAGAACGCTATCAAAAGCTGGAAGCGGACAGGAGGGTTTATCTTGAGCGTGGCCGTCAATGTGCCAAACTCACCTTGCCCTCTCTCCTACCCCCTGATGGGGCAAATGGCTCAACCCGCTTCATCACGCCGGAACAGTCGATGGGGGCGCGTGGCGTCAACAATCTGAGTGCAAAATTGCTGATGGCTCTGTTTCCGCCCAATGCACCTTATCTCAAGATGGAGGTGGATGCGATGACGGCGATTGAGATTGCCCAAGAAGAGGGAGCCAAAGATGAGATTGACAAGGCTTTCTCGCAATATGTGCGGCGTATCATTGCCGATTTTGAGGAACGTAGCTTAAGGCTTTCTCTTTATGAAGTGTTTCGCCATCTGGTCATATCCGGCAATGCGACACTTTATGTTCCCCCGCAAGGACGGGCGCGGGTTTATCGACTGGACAATTATGTTGTCAGCCGCGACCCCACCGGAAATATCATGGAATGGGTAGGGGTTGAGCGTATCGCTAGAGATGCCCTCGCCCAAGAAATCCCCCAAACAGCCCTTGATCGCCACAGTTTCGACACTCCAACAGGTCAGGAATTTGTTGACCTTTATACCTATGTAGGCTTAAATATTGAGGGCAATTACGCCGTCCATCAAGAGGTGGGGGGCATTGTGCTTGAGGGCAGTGAGGGTGAATTTGCCCCGGATGAGTTGCCCTTTCTGGTTTTGCGCTACAATAAGGTTGATGGTGAGAGTTATGGCCGTGGCCTGATTGAGGAATATTTGGGTGACCTTATTCACCTAGAAACCCTCTCCAAAGCGTGTCGTGAATTTGTTGCCATTGCTTCCCGCGTCATTCCCCTCATCAATCCTAATGCCACATTGACGGCCAAAGATTTGGTGAGTGCCCAAAATGGTGAACCCATCATCGGCACAAGGGAGGAAATCTCCTTCCTTCAGATTGAACGCTACAACGATTTCCGTGTTGTGCGTGAGATGATGGATAGGCTAGAGCAGAATTTAAGTTTTGCCTTTTTGATGAATACAGCCATTCAACGCACTGGCGAGCGAGTGACAGCGGAGGAAATCCGCTATATGGCGCGTGAGCTTGAGGACACGTTGGGGGGCACATATTCGCTGCTCTCTGTTGATTTGCAGCTTCCCCTGGCCAGAGTACAGATTGCCAATCTAGAAGCCAGTGGTTCACTGCCTCAATTACCAAAAAACATGACTTCCCCCAAGGTTGTGACGGGGATGGATGCTTTAGGACGTGGCAATGATTTATCCAACCTGATGCAGTTTCTGGAAATTGTCCAGCAGTCACCGGCAGCCCAAAGCCTCAAATGGGACCAAATCGCGCTAAGATTAGCCAATGGCCTCAATATTGAAACCGACGGCTTATTGATGAGTGCTGAGGAAATAGCCCAGATGCAGCAACAACAGCAGTTAATGGCCGTGGCTGAACAGGTCGCGCCCAACGTCGTCAACCAATTAGGCGGTATGGCGCAGGAACAAATGAAACATCAAAATCAAGGAGTAGAGGAATAGATGACAAAAACACAATCAGACAAGAAACTTAAATCACCCGAGGATGTGCAACAGCAATCCACGCTTAATCAGGAGGAAAGTCAAATCACCACCCGCACAATCAACGGCCTGAGAGTCGAGACAAGGATAGGCAAATAAATGACCGAGAGTTATGTAATTAAAACGCCAGAGGCGGAGGCGCAAGCCCCACAACCACAAACAGCAGATGATGCGGCGCGGCTTGCCGTTGAGGGGAGCAAACAGCAACCAGAGGCAAACCAGCCACCTACCGAGGATCAGGCAGAAAATATTGCTAACGAGGCTGGTTTGGATGTTGGGGCGATTGAAACCCACTGGATTGAGCACGGCTCATTGCCAGAGACTGAGCTTACCAAACTGGAACAGCTTGGTATCTCACGAGAGGATGCGGAGGCTTATATTGCTTACCGCTATGAACAATCCCAAAATGCCAACAATGATCTGATTGAGAGCGTGGGTGGTGAAGAGACATTCAGCCAGATGAGCCAATGGGCAACCACGTCTTGGGATGCGGCACAATTGGAAGCTTACAACAAGGCGGTTGACAGTGGTGATAGGGGGCAGATACAACTTGCTCTGAGCGCATTGAAATCAGCCTATTTGGCGGCCAATCCTCCTGCTCCTCCAAAACCAAAATTAGTAAGTGCGCCTAATGCGGGGACGGGTGGCGGCGTCCAGCCTTACCGCTCATTAGCCGAGGCACAGCGGGATTTCTCCAACCCGCTCTATCAAAAAGACCCTGCCTTTCGCAGTGAGGTAGAGCGGGTTGAATGGCGTCATTTTTGACCAAAAACTGGCTTCCACTTTTTGGAAATGACTTATATGCGCACAATTGATGAAATCATCATTCATTGTGCCGCCACGCCTGAGGGCAAGAACTTCACTGCCAAGGACATTGAAAGATGGCACAAGGCGCGTGGCTTCAAAACCATCGGCTATCATTATGTCATTACTCTGGATGGCAAGCAGCATCAAGGCCGCCCCCTTGAACAGATGGGCGCACATTGTAAGGGGCGCAATGCCAGCACCATCGGCATTTGCTATATTGGTGGGGTGGACGCAAAGGGCAAGCCAAAAGACACACGCACCGAGGCGCAGACACGTTCCCTGTTGGGTCTTTGTCAAAAGCTGCTCGACCGCTATCCCTCCATAAGAAAAATCTCAGGCCATAACCAATATGCCAATAAGGCTTGTCCGAGCTTTGATGTCGCCCAAGACCCGCTTGGCAAACTCATCTCATGAGATTCAAGCGGTCCAAGCAATCCACGCGCCGCACCTCCAAACTGGCTTTAGGTATCAATACAGGGCTTTGCTGGTGTGTGGCATTTTACTCACTTTATACAGGACAAGGAGAGGCGGTAGTCGCCTCATGTCTTGCATTGATTGGAGCTTTATATGGCTCTTATGTTGGTGTTGGACATTTGGATTATCGCCGCTTTTTAACCTGTTTGACAAAAGGAGATTACGATACTCAATTTGAAACTGATTATGATGGGCGGGATAATCGCCCTCTTTATGCACAATGTCCTCCTGAACCATCAGAAGAGTCGAGCCCTTGTCAAACTGGCCGCACAGGAACAGTTGACTGAGCAATATGCTTCCCTTGCCGAGCATCGCAAAAAACAGCTTGATGACTTACACGCTCTTGCTCTTGAGCATAATAAGCGGCTGCAAGTAGACGAGGCAAGACTAGCACAATATCAATCCAAAATAGAGGAGCTGACAGATTATATACAAGAAGAAATGGCTGACAGGGACAATGTTTGTCTTGACCTTGATGATGCCCATCGGCTGCACAAGCTCTGGAATGAGGACAGCAATACCCATTCCCCTTGAGCGGCAACTCCCTCCCTTACCGGCAGATTTAACCATCTGCTTTGACAAACTCACCCAAGCCCCGCCGCCAAATCGCCCTCTAACAAAGCAACAAATCATGCGGCTGTTAGCTACGCTTCGCCAATCGGAGCTTCAGTTGAGTGCTTGTGGCAAACGGCTACAGGCTTTTTACAATCAAATTTTAAAACAAAATTCAACCCTTCAAAAAGGAGACAAATAATCTATGTCTAATTTTAACGTTAATCATCTAGGTGCCGACAATTTTGGTGCTGATAAAAAGGCTCTGTTTCTCAAAGTCTTTGCCAATGAGACACTCGCTGCCTTCAATGCCAATTGCATCTATCAAGACAAGCAAATTGTCCGTAATATTGACCATGGCAAATCGGCACAATTCCCCGTCTTTGGCCGCATTGGGGCTGAGTATCATACCCCAGGTACAGAGCTGCTTGGCCTTCAGATGCCGCACAGTGAGCGGGTCATTACCATTGATGACAAGCTTGTCTCTCACGTAACAATCCCTGATGTTTATGAGGCTCATAATCACTATGATGTCCGAGGGCAATATACGCGCCAGATGGGAGCCGCCCTTGCCAATGCTTATGATAAGAATGTATCGCGCAATATTGTCTTAGCTGCTCGATCGAGCGGTACAATTACCGGTGAGGCAGGTGGCAGTGTCATCAATGGCGGTACCAATGTTAAAACAGATGGCGACCTCATCAAAAAGGCCATCTTCACGGCCGCCCAAATTCTGGATGAAAAGGATGTCCCCGAGCAGAGCCGTTATTGCATCTTTGCCCCTGTGACTTATTACGTCGCTGTCCAGAATAAAGACCTCATCAATCGTGATTTTGATGGTGATGGCTCCATCAGCAAGGGGGTTATTGGCACGGTTGCTGGTATTTCCATTGCCAAATCCAACCATGTGCCTCAGACAGATGAGTCCGCACTTGCCACCATCCCGCTCAAATATCGTGGTGATTACTCCAAAACAGCTTTCCAGATTTTCCATGATACCAGCGTGGGGACAGTGAAGCTGATGGATTTGGCCTCGCAGATGGGGTATGACATTACCCGTCAAGCAACCATCATGGTTTCTTCCTACGCCATCGGGCATGGTATCCTGCGCCCTGAAAGCGCGATTGAAGTCACCACCAATCCTTAATCCCTAAACCCATCACATTAACTGGCCGTATCCCATCACTTGGGGTGCGGCCTTTTATATCAAAGGAGCAATCATGGAAATATTAGGTGCGGCCGCAGAATTGGCGGCGGTCAATGAGATGCTGGCAAGTGTCGGAGAAGACCCTATTGAGGCGTTGGATATTCTTCCCCCCTCCGGTTTGACAGCTTTGGCAATCTTGCGAGCAACAAGCCGTGACACGCAGGAAGAGGGTTTCTGGTTCAATGAGGAGGTGGCTTATGAATTAAAACCTGACCCACAGACAAAAGAAATCACAATCCCTGATAATATTTTACGCATTGATAGCGAGCAAGGGGACTGTATCAGGCGCGGCAACAGGCTCTATGACAAGGCGGCCAAGTCATTTACCTTTGATGAGCCGGTCAAATGCGAGGTGGTGCTGCATGTGCCTTGGTCCTATCTCCCCTCAGTGGCGCGGCGTTATTTTATTGCCTTGGCAACTGAGAAATTTATTGAGAGCTTTCCTGCTGCACAGGCAACCACGGATGCAAGATTGCGTAATCTCTCCCGTGCCAAAGCCGCCTTTGAAAAAGCTGCCATCAAAAATGCTGATTACAACCTGCTTGGCAACCAAACAATCCAATATCATTTGAGGAGGGCATAGATGTTTTTTATCGCAATTTTTAGTCAAAAACCGGCTTCCACTTTTTGGAAACTGCTATGCGAATAGAAGGAGGCACTTCCAATATTATCAATGGCGTCTCAAGACAGCCGAGCGAGATAAGATTAACCTCACAATTAGAGGAGAGCATCAATCAATTCCCAACCGTGACCCGTGGCCTTGTCCCACGCAACCCAACCCTCTTTCGCGGGGTCATCAACTCACCAAAGACTGGCAATTCCATTACCCACCTGATTGATCGTGATGGAGGGGAACAATATGTGGTGACGATTTCACCAACCGGCATCAAGGTTTATGATTTGGCGGGTAATGAGCAAACAGTCAATGCACCTGATGGTTATGGTTATCTGGCAACAGGCACAGCGGACACATTGGCGGCACTCACCGTTGCCGACCATAGTTTTATCCTCAATAAAAACGTCACGGTTCAAGCCTCATCGGACCTCTCCCCTGCCTATCTTGATGGTGGCTTGGTGCATGTGGTGCGGGGGGATTACAGGGCGGAATACCGCATCTTCATCAATGGTGCAGAAGCCGCTGCTTGTGTAACAGATAGCTCTTATGCGACTAGCCATGCTGAAGCTCAATGGAAGCAGCAACATATTAAAACCACTGCTATTGCTTGGTCTTTAGTGACAAATTCAGGCGTGAGCCTCCTTGCCCCTGAATGGCAGAAAACACTCTATGATTATGTTATTCACATTCAACGCACTGATGGAGATGTTTTTACCCTGACAGTATCAGGCGGAGACGATCATATTCGTGCCCACAAGGATACTGTCCCGCATCTTGCAGACCTGCCGCGCAAAGCCCCTGATGGCTTCGGCATCAAGGTCACGGGTTCACAAGAAAGCAATTATGATGATTATTATGTCAAGTTTGAGCACCCGTCCGGCACAGGCGAGGGAAGCTGGAAAGAAACTTTAGCCCCACAAATCCCTTACAAAATCAACCCTGCCACCATGCCCCATATCTTGGTGCGGGAAGCGGACGGAACATTCACCTTCAAAATAGCTGAATGGGCAGCACGTGAAGTTGGTGATTTGGAAACCAACCCTTGGCCATCTTTTGTTGGTAATAAGATAACCGGCATGGTTTTCTTCAAAAACCGGATGGGGTTCCATTCAGGTGAGAGCATCTCCCTATCACGCAATGGCGGGTTTTTCAATTTCTTCATTGAGAGCGTGTTGACGACACTGGACACAGACCCTGTTGATGTTTCTATTGCATATCCAGATGTATCAGATATTCACCATGCCGTACCCTTTGGTGGTGAGATGGTTTTGTTCACGGCGTCCGTGCCGTTCCGTTTGGCAACCAATGGTGAATTATTCACACCTAAATCGGTGTCGATTGAGCCTTTGCTGGATGTCAAGGCATCAAGACATGTTCGACCCATGGTTGGTGGCGACCGGCTTTATTTTGCTGGTGACAAGGCGAGTGGGGCGTTTGTGCATGAGATGAAGTTTGATGAGGGGGCTGGCACAGCCACGGCTCCAACTTTGAGTGATCATGTGCAGGGCTATATCCCGTCAGGCATTCGACTGATGGATGTGGACGCGGATTTGAAAATCTTGACACTGATGTCCAAGCAACAGCCAAACGTAATTTATGTTTATAAATGGTTGTGGGTGGGTCAAGAAAAGGTACAGGCAGCATGGCAGCGGTGGGTATTGGATGCACCCATTGTGGCGATGAAATTCTTTGATGAGGAGCTTGTGCTTGTCACTGATAGGGGCAGTTCTCAAGAAATTTTATCCCTTAACTGTCATGAGGCTTGGAAAGGAGGTTGGCCGTTTGTGCCTCTGCTTGACCGAATGGTTGAAGTCGTGGGGATTTATGACCCAGCAACTGACCAGACCCTGTTCACGCTTCCCTATGATAGCGTGGGCGTGACGGCACTTGATGCCTCACAATCTGGCTTTGGTCTTGAGATGAAAATTGAGACCATCAATAACAAGGTCATCAGTATCAAGGGCAATATCAGTAATCCTCTATTGGTTGGTTTTCCTTATGAGAGCTATTGCACCTTGTCAAAATTCCACCACCGGACGACGGACAATCACGGCTCTTATGGCAATGCGACTGCGGGGATGCGGCTCACTGTTGCCAATCTGTTGCTGGATACTGGCGATTGCGCTTATCTCACCGTGACGTTGGACAGGGATTATCGCAAGCCGTTCATCTATAATTTCTCGGCGGCACAGGTCGGCACCAAGACGGCCAAGATGGGGGAAGTCGTCATAGGCGAAATCAACAAGACAGTCTCCATCATGTCGAGGTCAGACGACTTCCGGCTGACAATCGGAGCAAAGTCGCCCTATCCTTATTCACTCTTATCTTACCGCTGGACAGGGGAGGCATATCATGGCGCATATTGAGACAAGGCACGGTCGAATTAGACCAGCTACCCCATTTGATGTTGCACAATTAGCACAAGTAGCGCGGGTAGAAGATAGAAGAGAGGTTGAAGATATATCCGGCCAATCTCTATTCCTTAATCTCAGCTTGGCACTAAGCTTCGCACAACCGTGCCTAACTTGTCGAACAGCCTTTGGAGGTCTCTTGCTGGGCATTTTTGGAATTGTTCCTGTAGCTCCACGACAAGGGGCAATTGCTTTCATAGGCACACAGGCAATCGAACAACATAAGACAGCCTTTTTACGTGGAGCAAAGGATGTAATGGCCCATGTAGAAAATGAAGCCAACTATGGCTTTCTCTATAATGTGGTGGATGCCCGCAATGAGCTTCACATCAAGTTTTTAAAATGGCTAGGCTTCACCTTCATAAGGCGGGTTGATGGGTTTGGTGCGGCCAAAATTCCTGTCATTGAGTTTTGTAAAATTATCAAACCATAAAATGAAAGGAGGCACAGATTTGTGTGACTTTATTACCATTGCCTCTATGGGGCTTGGCATTGCTTCCTCCATGATGGAGTATCAAGGAGCCAAGTCTCAATATGCGGCACAACAGGAATTTGCCAAGCGCAATGCAATCAACGCAGCCAACCAAGCCGCGACGCAATATTCCAATCTTAATATCCGTGCACAAGAGGAAGATTTGGCACGGCATCAACAGAAATTCCAGACGGGCATTGAAGCGGCACAAGCGGCATCCACAATGGAGGTTGCGGCCTCTCAAGGTGGTGTGGCTGGCCTCTCCGTTGACCAGATGCTACGCGACCTCTACGCACAAGAGGGGCGCAATTCAGCCGCCCTAGATGCCAATCATCAGATAAGCCGTCGCTATTTGGAGGGTGAGAAGAAGGCGGCTCAGCTTAGTAGCCAGTCGCAAATCAATTCCATTCCCATACCAGAGAAACCGTCCTTTGCCCCCTATCTTATCAAGGCTTTTGGTTCCGGTTTGGATTCTTTGGCGGGTTATCAAAAGAGAAAGGCCATGGGTGCATGACACAAACAGTAACAAAATCGAAACGCGCACAAGGTGGATTGTGGGGTAGTGGACGACAAATCCACCCACTTTCCCAGACCTCAATCCAACCCGCTCCCGTACCACGTACGCCTTTTGTACAGGCACAACGCATAGAGGCGGGCGGTAATCTAACCCGCCTAGCACAAGCCTTGAGCGGTTTTAATCAAAGCCTGAATAATCTTGCCAATACGCAAGCACAAACCAAGGCCGACCCCAATTCCCGTGATAATCGTGAATGGATTGCCAAAAGGCAGCAGATGAGTTTGGATGAGTTGCGCGAGGAGGCCAAGAACAATACACCAAACGGTATCAGGGTCAGGGAGGATGCGCTCAATCTGCTGCTGGCTGAACCGGCAGTGGCGCAATTCAAGCGTGATTTTTGGCAGTTTTATAATACTGAATTTGATAAAACCAGTGGCGACATTGGGACAGCTTTTGAGCAATATCGTGAACAATATGCTGCAACCCTGCCTACCGAGATTGCAAGGGGTAATTTCTACCAGAGAACCAACCAATTCAGGAATGATATTCTCGACAAGGATCAGGAGCAAAAGGTTGCCTACACGGTGCAGCAGTTAGGCTCAGCCCTCACCGACAGCTTCCGCAACACAATTGAGGACGCCACGTCTCAGGGCAAGTCGCCAGAGGAAGCTGCCGCCCTTGTATTTGGCAATGGCGCAACCATGGCCGATTTTATGTCTCTCACACCACAGGAGCGCGATGAAGCCATCCTGTCCTTGGCTAAAGAATATGCCTTGCAAGGTAATTTGCCACAAGTCAAGGCGTTGCTGGAAGCCGACCGTGGCTCATTGGGCAAGGCACTCATTCATGGGGACAGCAAGCTAGCCATTGCGGCATTGACGCTCATCAAACAGGCGAGCGCAACCCACACCCAAGAAAAGCAGGACAAGGACTGGCGTATCATTGCCGAGTTCAACAAACATGTGCGCGAGGGGACGCTGGACGATGAGTTGGCAGAATATTTTAACCAGACCGGTTCTCTTTCTCCCGCAAGGATTGGCGCGGGTCGTGAGCAGTCGGATGCCAATAGGGAAGCTTTGCTTGCCAAGAGGGAAAAAGCCCAAGCTGAGCAAGCAGCTTTGGAACATCATAATCAGGAAAAACTGGCGGTTGTTGCAGCGGCCTATGACGCCTTGAGTGATGTCAATGGCATCATCCGTTTGCAGGATGTTGAAATCCCCAATGAAAGGGGGACAGGCACCAAAACCCTCACCAAATCGCAGCTTGTCGAAGAGGTGGTTGCCATCAAGGAGGCAGAGTGGGAGGCGTCAATTGCGCAAGCTGAGGACCCAAAACAAGCACTGGCGATTGCCACACAGGAACGTATCAAATGGTATGCCTCCAATAATATTCCCAACAAGAGGTGGGAGGGGCAGTTGAATGGCTTGGCAGCACGTGCAACGACCATGGATTTGTCCAAGGGTGGACCACTTGTGGAGCATGTCAAATCTGTTGCCGGTCTTTATCGTGATCTAAAAAGCTCAAATCCGGCCTATCTGGATACAATCATGCCGGAGGGCAACTCACGGGAGTTTCTGGAAAGCTACTCGGAGGCACTGGAATTGGGCATGGATGAGGGTGCGGCATTGCTGGATGCCTCGCAGATGGTTGCCCGACCGGATGTTGAGAAGCGCAAAGTTCGGCTTGAGCCAAAAGCAAGGCAGCAACTGATTGAGGATATTGCTTATGATTTAGGCATTGATGAACGCTCCCATTACATGATTGAGCGCAAGATTGAAAGATTGTCCGAGCGCGGAGCCTCCTCTGAAATCATCCGTGAACGGTTGCAAAAGGATATAGAGCGGACAGGTTTTGTCCATAATGGTGTCCTGATTTTCAATCATCGTGATTTGCCGCCTGACTTTCTACCGCTGGTCAATGATATTCTCAAATCAACCCACGCAGAAAACAGGGAAGCATATGGACTGCCAGATAATATTGATGACCTCTATATTGAGCGTGACAGTTCCGGCTCGCATTGGGTCGTTCGTTCAAAACAACTGGCGGGGATGATTGTTGGGTCTCAAGCTATCTTGGCTCAAACATTAGATGAACAGAGGCAAAAGATAAAAGAAAAGCGGCGGGGACAGTTCCAGCAAGCTCTAACAGGGGCGCGTCATTCTGAGAAGATGCGCCGTGACCCAGATTATCACTTTGAGCATGAGACGCAAGCCGAGCTTGAATATTGGCAGGAACAATTAAGCTCCGACAAGGCATCTTGGCCGTATCAAATCATCCAGAACAATATTGACAGATTGAGTGATGACCTCGTTGCCTACCAAGCACAAAAACTTGTTCGTGATGGCATCCTGCCCAATTCCAAGCAATGGAATGAATGGAAAGCCAAACATGGCCGTGATGTACGTGATCTGGAACAACTCTATCAACAACATAAGGAGTAATCATGGATAATAAACTGGCTTTAGCCATTCGCAGGGAGGCTGAGCGCATTGGAGCTAATCCTCACGATTTTGCCACGGTCATCTCTTTTGAGACGGGTGGCACTTTTAACCCATGGCAAAAGGGTCCACGTACCAAATGGGGGCAGCATATCGGCCTAATCCAGATGGGCGAACCACAGCGAAAGAAATATGGCTACACGCCGGACAAGTCTGTTGAGGAGCTTGTCAAAGCCTCGGCTGATTATCTGGTTGATAATGGCTTCAAGGCGGGGATGGGACTGCATCAGATGTATGCAACCATTAATACGGGTTCACCCCATAAGGGACATCTTTCTGATGCCAAGAATGGTGGTACTTGGGGTTCAGCCAATGATAAGGTCAATCACCAGATGCACGGTCACAGAAAAAAGGCCGCTGCCTTGCTTGGGGGGAGTTTTGTTCCTCAACAGGGGAAAATCTTTCCGACACAAGCTGGTGAGGTATCCGCCCCGATTGAAACCAACCCGCTAACGCCTCTCTCCGCTCCTCAACCTAAGAGCCGTGTCCAGCAATTGGCGCAAGAACAAGCGCGTCCACAAGAATATGATCATTGGTGGGATGAGTGGGGCGCAGCGTTTCAGTCCCATACCATAGCATCTCAGGCTTGGTACAAGTTCAAGCTTTCCAGCTTTGACCCTGATTGGGTGCCTGATGAGGAAAAATATGTGGAAGCTTTGAGCCGCATACCGGAAAATTACCACCCGCGCCTGATGGCTGCCAATAGTGAAACCTCTTTCCAAGACACGTTGAAATGGATTGAGGAGGATATGACCCGCACCGAGCGGCTCAGTAAGGGTGGCTGGTCAGCGACGATTGCCTCTCTAGGGGCAGGATTGTTTGACCCAATCAACTTTATCCCTGTTGGGGGAGCTTATGCTGCCGGTGCCAAGATTGGCAGCAGGACAGGACGCATGGCTTATGGAGCGGCAGTTGGGGCGGGAACCAACTTTGCCCTTGAGACAGCTTCCAAAGGGCTGTTTCAAGACCCTCATGCTGACCCGTTGATGGGGGCAGTTGTTGGGGCTGGCTTTGGGACTTTGGGTGGCTTTCTGATGCGCAATCCGCACTTAAGGCAGGAGGCGGATATGGTCAATCAACTGGCTGCCAAGGCACATAATCTCAACCCTGTTGATGAAGTTAATCTTCGGGGTAATCTATCAGCAGCCCGCAACCCTGACTTGATGGATGATTTGAGCGCGCATGTCAGGCTTTCAGATGAAGCTGTCCCCAAAGCAAAATTTGGTAAGGTGCGCTATGATATTACCGGAACGGCCACCACCTCGGACAACCCTTTTGTTCGGCATGTGGGGATGTGGCTAGCAGATGAAACAGTAGGGCTAGAGGGTCATGCTGTCGTCCCAGACAGTATCAATGCTAAACATACAGCCGACTTACGTTTGCGAACCTATGAATTTGTTGCTGGTTATGAACCGGCTAAGGTGGCGTGGTTAAAAGACCAAAATATCCACCGCCTGAATTACCCACAGCGCGTTCAGAAATTGGGAGAGTTTAGTCGGCTTGTTAATGAACAGGTTCATCAACCCATGCCTCATGCTAACCCTCATGTCGCCAAAGCCGCAGTCACCATCAGACAGGGGCTGGATAAATTTGCCGCGGATATGAAAAAGGCCGGATTATTAAAAGGCAATGTCAAGGGTAATTATATGCCCCTCTATCCAGAACATGGGCGTATTGCCGAATTAGACAGGCTGGTTCACCCAGAAGTTATGGAAGAAGCCATCAAACGCGCCATTATCAAACACAGCCCAAATATCGCTGATGACTTGGCCGCTGCTATAGCAAGCGGTTATTGGATGCGGATTCGCAAAGCCAGCTACGGCATGTCCAATCCCATTGATGTGTCTCTCCACATAGGCGATAAAGCCGGTTTTATCAAGAATATCACCCAGACCTTGCCTAAAGGTCATAAGGTGACAGAGGCTGATTTAGCTAAGCTTTTTGATAATCTTAATGGTCATTTAGGTAAGGAGATGTCCAAACAGGCCGGTATAAAAAAGAACGCCCGTAAGAAAGACATGCGCCAACTCAAACGCCGTACATTGCTTGATTACAATTACGAGACCGCAATCCAGATGCGGGATGGCACACATATGCCATTTCGGGTGCGGGATTTATTCTCTCAAGATGCAGAAGCCAACTACCGACGTTATACCCGTTCCATGAGTGGGCGTTTGGCTTTTGCCACTTCCCCCCTGCGTCACCCTGTTACAGGGCAGGTTCTTCTCAAGGGATTAAAATCGGCAGAAGATTTGGAGGCATTGAAGGATATGATCCGAGAATCCTATCGCCAATCTGGCAAGCCCATGTCCGAGTGGCGGAAGGAAATGGATAAGGTGTTGCAAAATATAGATTTTCTCTGGGCGCGTATCAATGCCTTGCCCGTACAAGGGCAGGAGAAAGAGTTTGCGCAATGGCTGCGCCGTATTCGCTCTATCCAATTTATCCGTCTTATGTCTAACATGGGGCTAAATCAGATACAGGAAAGTATTAAGGTGGCTTCCATGCTTGGCTGGCGGGCAGCTTGGCAGGAATTACCCGCCATGCGCACGTTTTTCCAAACCCTGACAACCGGCAAATATAATAGGGACAAGCTCCTAGCTGAAATTGAGGACATGTCAGGTATCGGTGTTGACAGTCTCTATCGCCCCCATGATATGCGGCTTTATGAAGAGCGTGTCGGGGCTTCTGTAGAAAATCCCACTGTGCAAAAACTTGATGCTGCTATAGATATGGGACAGCGATTGACATCTAATCTTACCTTTTTCCCACAGCTTATGGCCTATCAACAAAGATGGGCAGCTAAAGCCATCGTCCGCCGCCTTGCTGATTTGGCGCGTGAGACATTACAGCCTGATGGTTCTTTTGACTTAAGCAAGATAACAAAAGGAGACCGCGCCCGCTATGCAACATCAGGGATGGGAGATGGGGATTTGATGGATATTTTCAGCCACCTTCTCAATTATGGGACATTCGAAAATGGCCGATTGCGGACACTCAATCTTGATAGATGGGAAGCTGCTACTCTATCCAAAGCCCGTCTGTTTCTTAATCGTGAAGTTGACCGTCTGGTTCTTCAAAATGATTACGGTTCATTGTCGCGCTGGATGTCTCACCCAATGGGGCAGATATTTACCCAGTTCCGCTCTTTTGTCTTTGGGGCATGGACAAAATCCACCCTCTATGGCCTTCATCATTTTGACGGCAAAATGCTCTCGCTTGTGTTAGGCGAACTTGTCGCCGGTATGCTCACCTTTGCTGTTCGCCAATCCCCACAACTGACCACAGAAGAGGGGCGCAAGAAATGGCTGGAAGAGATGAGCGACCCTGCCAAAATGGTTGCTAAAGGATGGTCGCGTACCGCCTCAGCTTCCATCATTCCTATGATTGCGGATAGTTTGCTACAATTTACCCCAACAAATTTTAGATTTGATGCCCGTAGTTCTGGCAGTGCGGTTGATGCTGTCTTTGGCAGCCCCGCGATTGACCAAGCCACATCTGCGGCACAATTTACAAAAGGCTTAGGCCAAGCTGCCATCAACGGGCAATTGCCTACTCAAAACACCCTGCGCAGCGGCGTACGCGCTTTTGTTCCCTTTGGCAACTGGATTGGCTTACAGGCCGTTCTAGGCGCGATGATTTCGCCCTTGCCTACAAAGCATGAAAAATAAATAATATCAATATTTTATATGAAAGGAGATTATCCTGAAACCAACTATTACTTATGTGGGTGATGGGGTGTCGAAGCAATTCGACATTCCCTTCCCCTTTCTTCGGCGTGAGCATATTCTTGTCATGGTCAATGGCAGTCCTGTAACCTTTAGCTGGATTAATAACAGCCGCGTGGAAATTGACCTAACCCCTGCTCATGGCGTTGCCATCCGGATTGAGCGTCATACGCCCCAAGCCCCCTTATATCTGTTGCAAAATAACCGCCCTGTTCCCGCCGAGCATTTTATGGAGCTTGCCCTACAGGCGATGTATTATGCGCAGGAGTTGATTGCCTTTGTCCCGAAGGGCGACAAGGGTGATAAAGGTGACATGGGCGACATGAACAAAGCTCTCTATGACCCTAACCTTATTGAGGCAGATGTCTTCCACATGGATAATATGGTGGAGGGTAGCAACACAAAAATCCTCAATCAAGCTGAGCGTAATCTCATTGCATCCGCTATTCAGCCCGCAGCCTTGAATACTGCCTTGGCACCTGCTCTCATTCCCGCCAGATTTCACATCATGGAGTTTAATAATACTGGCACCCACACAATCAACTGGCCGGATTGGGTCAAGCCTGAAACGCCGGTTCACGTCATGGCATGGGGCGGCGGCGGCGGTGGATGTGTCTCTGGTGGAGGCGGTGGTGAGTGTCTCGTCGGCTGGTTCAAACGCGGGGATTTTGTCAATAATAGCGTCTATGTAGGAGATGGCGGCTTCGGCCAAGTGTATAATGCCAATAGCGGTTATGGCACTGGTGGCGGCAATACGACTGTTGGCGGCTTTCTCACAGCAAAAGGAGGCTATGGCGGTGGCCGCTGGGGTGGGCGTGGTAGCTATACTAACGACAATAACGTTCATGGCGGCACTGGTGGGGGGATTACTGGTGGTTATAGATTTTATGAACATCCGCCCGCTCGCGATAGCGTCTATGGTGGCGGCTGTGGTGGTGATGGACAAGGTGCACAAGGCCGCTGGTATAGTGGCGGCAATTCTTACTATGGTGGCGGTGGGGGGCGCGGTTTGTATAATGACCCTAATGAAATTTATGTCGCTGGCAAATCAACCTTTGGTGGCGATGGTGGTGAACGTGGGCAGAATGGTAAGATACCAGGCGGCGGTGGCGGTGCCGCCCTTGGCACAATGGTTAGAGGCGGCCATGGCGGCAAGGGCAAGGTTATCTTGAAGTTGCTGCGATGAACGAAACTATCAACGCCGCTGCTGTAACAACCGCCGTCACCTCGCCTTGGTGGCTGCCTTTCCTTACTGAATTTAACATGTTCGCTGCTGCCTTGCTCACCATCTCAACCGTTGTCTGGATAATTACCCAAACATGGGCAAAGGTGCGTGAGGAGCGGCGCAAACACAAGGAGTTTAAAATTAAATATTATGACAAAACAGACACTTAAATCAAAGGCTCCAACGGAGTTACTCAATCTCCTCCACGGCCTTATTGCCAATGACATGCGCCGTAAGCTGGAAGATGGCTTGTGTGAGGCCAAGGATTGGGCAGTGATTGTCAAATTCCTGAAAGATAATGGCATTGACTGCATTATTGATGATAGCATGTCAAGCCTTGATGCCTTCAATCAGCTTGTCGCTGCTGGGCAAAAATCCATCGAAGAACAAATGTCCCTGCACTAGGTGGCTTAGCCACAATTCATTTTTAACCCTCTATATTGCCTCGCCTCTCCCATTAGGGGGCGGGGCTTTTTATATATTTATTTTTGAAAGGAGAGCAGCCATATCCAAGAAACCAATCAATCCGGCTTTGGCCGACTTCAAACTATTTTTGTTTTTAATCTGGAAACATCTCAACCTGCCCGCCCCGACCCGCTCTCAATATATGATGGCTGAGTGGCTGCAACATGGACCGGACAAGCTCGTTATTCAAGCTTTCCGTGGCGTGGGCAAATCATGGGTGACAGCCGCCTATACCTGTTGGCTGCTTGTCAATGACCCACAGATTAACATCATGGTTGTCTCAGCTTCCAAAACAAGGGCGGATGATTTTTCTACCTTTGTGCTGCGCCTCATTCATGAGGTGCCTATCCTACAGCATCTCATCCCTAGGGACAGCCAACGTTCCTCTAAAATCTCTTTCGATGTCGCCCCAGCCCGTGCCAATCAGTCGCCTTCTGTCAAATCTGTTGGCATTACCGGCCAGTTGACCGGCTCTCGCGCTGATGTCATTATTGCGGACGATATTGAGGTGACAGGCAACTCCGCGACGCAAGGGATGCGAGATAAGCTGAAAGAACTTACCAAAGAATTTTCGGCCATTTTGAAGCCAGAACCCACCTCCAAAATCATCTATCTTGGCACACCACAGACCGAGCAATCCATTTATAACGCCTTGCCAGAACGTGGTTATGAAATCCGTATCCTGCCCGCCCTTTATCCCAATGAGGCGCAACGGGCAAGATATGGCAACCGGCTTGGTTCATTCATTGTTGAGGATTTGAACAAAAACCCACACTTTGCTGGTTCACCCGTCTGTAGTCGTTTTGGTGAACATACCTTGCTGGAAAAACTCAGCGAATATGGCAAGGCTGGTTTTGCCCTGCAATTCATGCTGGACACCTCTTTGGCAGATGCTGACCGCTATCCACTCAAATTGCATGACCTGATTGTGATGGATATGGATAAAAAGCTTGCCCCGATTGATATGGCATGGGGCAATGACCGCTCCCTGATTGTTGAGAATATGCCTAATGTTGGCTTTGATGGTGACAGATTTTATAAGCCATTCATGGTGGCAAAAGATGACTGGCAGCCTTACACAGGAACAGTCATGGCAATCGACCCATCAGGGCGTGGCGGTGATGAGACAACATGGGCGATTGTTTCCATTCTTAATGGCCGCCTGTTTCTTTTGGATGCGGGTGGTGACAGGCGTGGCTATGAAGAGGCCGTTCTGGAAATGTTGGCAAACCGCGCCAAAGAGTATCATGTCAATGAAATCATCGTTGAGCCAAACTTTGGTGATGGCATGTTCAATAAACTGCTGGCTCCCATTATGACCCGTATTTACCCTTGCAAAATCTCTGACAGTGAACGCTCAAAAGGGCAAAAAGAGATGCGGATTGTTGACACGCTAGAGCCAGTGATGCAGAGCCACCGGCTTGTTATTGACCGCTCACTGATAGAACGTGACTTCAAATCAACACAAAGCTATGTGCCGGAGCATCAAAACCGCTACCGGCTGTTTTATCAGATGACAAGATTGACCCGCGACCGTGGCTCCCTCATCAAGGATGACCGGATTGATGCGCTTTCCTTGGCCGTCCACTATTGGATGCAAGCCTTGGCACGTGATACAGACAAGGCAGCCGCACAGACGCGGGAAAAACTCCTTGATGCCGATTTGCGCCAATTCATGCAACACGCTTTGGGGCGGAAACAGTCGCCGCAAACGCTTATTCCTAGCATTATATAACTGTGATATTTTTGCAACAGTCGAAGAGATGCAAAAATTCCTGCTTTTCTCTCTCTGTTGCAATTTTGTTACATAGCTCTATTTGCCATTTTAAAACCCGTAGAGAGGGTTTGATGTGTTTCTGGCAGTCAATAACTATCCATGCCCTTCAAATGCACTCAGAGGGGCTTAAAATGGCAAGGAGGTGCCATTGCGATGTGGGTGCTCGGACGGGGATTGCGCCCCAAGCCAATCACCTCTTCCAAGGCCAAAATTGCGTATATTAGCATAGTCACAATTAAGAAGGGAAAAAGACAATAAAATCAATAGGTTAAATTACGACTCCCCTCTTGAATAACTTTTTCTTTTTGTCCTTTTTCTTTTTGAGGGTGGGTTATCTTAACATCTTTAAACATGTTTATATATGTTCATATATCTTTAAACATCTTTAAACATCTTTAAGGGTTATGATCATAATCTTTAATATTGCTTCTTCTTCTTTTTAATTAATCTTTATAAAAGATATAACCATAAAAGTTAAAAGGGAAAGGGGGAAAAAGGAAGAGGAGGGGAAAGGGAAAAATTCCCATCTCAATCCCAAGCCTCAAACCCCTAAAAGTAATAGCTCATAATTACGACTCCCCTCTTGAATAAATCAAACCTTTCTTTTTTCCTCTCTCACCTCGTACAGATGAGCGGCGCAAGCCGCGCCTATGATTTTAAATTCAGCCACCGGATAGTGAGTGGCGATGCCTGTACGGGTGATTGAGCGTTGAGTGGGGCGGGTTTCTCCCAAACCTGTCCAGCCCTTATGATGTGTCTTTGTTCTTTTCTCCATATCACCAAGGCGATGCTGCGGGTTGCTCTTTCCCGCCCCACTCACCTCTAACGTGTTTAACCGACCTGTGGCGTGCCTCAGGCTCAGGGTGGCTGGTTTCTTGGTATTTCGATGCGTGGTGCCAGCCCCCCCTGCTTTCTTTTTGCTGATTTCTTTTTCCTTCTTTCTTCCTTTCTTTATCCCCTGTAATTTGTGTCTTTCCGGTGGGTCCGACTCCCACCCCTCCCTCGGTCTGAGGCTTCGCCTCGCCCTCATGAGGGGCCACTTGCAATCCGTTTCAAAATGGTGCAAAAATCTCAAACCCCAAATCGACGTCGAGCGTCCCGCTCGTCCCCCCATGGGTGCCCGCAAGCCAGCCAGCTAGCGGCCAGCCAAGGCCGCCTTTGGTCACAGAATTGGACGCCGGAAAGCCTTAAAGCCCTAGAGATTGCGGCTTTCAAATCGGTTATGGTATCCGATTAAGGCCGTTAGGCGTGATTTGCGATGGTACGGACGAGCGACGCAGAGGAAGGAATGAAGGACACACATACGCACAGAGGAAAACCTTTAAAAATGAACATTGTTCACAGATGAAATTTTCAATATTTATAGACCTGAAAAAGGAGCCATAACCATGACAACGCAAAAAGCCACACAACGTCCTTACAGAGAAATAGAGTATGAAGCCCTTACAAGAATGATTGACGCCATTCAAGTCTTAAGGGAGATCTCACCGGCCATGACGCTTAATCAGGCCTTGGTATTTTTGGAAATCGCTCGGAGAGATGGCATTGAAAATCTGGAAGTGAGGAGGAAGACTGGCTTCAAGAGTGCAATGCTTACCACCATAACCAAATCAATATCCCAAGGTAGCTACCAACGAGGAAACGGAAAGGAATTAGATGGTCTTGGGTTAGTCCTTTTGACCGACTCAGGAGATGACGGCCGCGCCAAAAACCTTAATCTTACTGAAAAAGGCAAAAAAGTTGCAGAAAAAATAATCAATAAAATCAAAGGATTAATCGATTGAAAGCCGCCAAATTGCCCTTTTATGTAACTTTTTTCAAATTTTTTTATTTTTGTGCTTGACTATCACGTTTGTGCGTACTACATTAAGACCATCAGCAAGACAAAAGGCAAACGCCAAGACGCTCTACTGATAGGCAAGACGGAGCTACCGACGTGATTTAGAAATCACGGGATGCCTTTAGAAAGGGAAAAAATAAGCCTTTCATCTCCCATATAGTAGCCGCAACAAGCTTAGAGCCCTCTGGCCTAAGTCCAGTGACGAAACATTCACGGCGCATATCCGGTAATCATGTGAGTAGCATGAGAGCGAGCCATAAAGCACAAGGCAGATGGGGATTTGGGAGTTTCAGGACGATACCCAAACGGAAACAGACACATGTTGTCTGTTGTTTATTTTTTGATTTAATATACGTCAATTGGCGAATATTTAATGAGAAAATAAACCCAAATCCAACAATGGAGAAAAGACATGGATATGACATTATCACCTTCCCAAGCTCATAATGCGCTCATGGCAAAATGGAGTACTTTTTATAGCCAAAAAAGGCTGAATAAGGCTTTCAAATATTTCGGCTATGAGCCAGCGACAATGAGTTATCAGGATTACTCAGATTTGGATGAAATGCTTTTTGAGGATTTTATCGCGGCAAGGGAAGCAGAATTTGAGGATTATTCTTATGGAGAATTTTCTGATGATTTTCCCCACCTGAAGGATGACTTATGTGATTGGGTTTGAGCTCATCGCAAAAGCTCAGTCAAAATCAAAGCCCTCTAGAGCAATTCGGAGGGCTTTTTTGATGACTGATTTCAACTTTAGAATGGAGAAAAAGCAAAGATGAATGAGAAAAGCAAAGAACTCTTTGAAGTCCTTACAAGCGTTAAAATCCTTTTATCAAATGCTGAGGAACTCAAGAGTAAGGAAACCATCATTCCGACCGAACTTTACTTAAGGATTTTAAGGAGTTTCAAGGGCAATCTGCTTGACCTAATCGGTCATTCCGTCGCTCTTGAGTATGCTCATAAACATGGCTTTCCTGATGAAAAGGAGAAAAACCAATGACTTTGAAACAATTCATGAGCAAATGGCGTTATGATGACGTTTTGGCCTATTCAGTAGACCAGCTCCTTGCCCTATGCGAGCGTCATAAATTCCATTTTGATATTGTCGATGACATGCTGGAAGATGAGAGACAAGCAGAACTGGAATTGTTAGCCGCTTAATCTCTCATCTCATCTTTCAATCACTCAAGCCCTTTTGGTTTCCACCATTAGGGCTTTTTTGTTGTCATTTATATGGAGAAAAACAATGACCAACGAAAATAGCGCATACACAGACGACTTTTGGAAGTCAAGCGAATTTCCTTGGAAAAGAATACCTTATATTATGGAGGAGGAGGAGCTTTTGGATGCGCTTTCTCCACGACCTTCCTCAACAAAACCAGGGCTTGTAGCGTATTATCAAACTCCTGAAAAACGCGCCAAAGGCATTTTGACGCCTATCAAGCCAGGGCGATTTCTCAGGAAATATTTTTCTGAATATCTTTTTAATAGTCGCAGAACCTGCGAAGTCGAGAAGGCTATTAAAGAGATGGCTCAAAACAATGACCAACGAAAATAGCGCATACAC